AAGGAAGTGAAGCAAACCGCCGCGGAGATCCCCAAATCGATCGCCGCGAGCGACCAGATCCAGGCAGCGGCGGCCGCAAGCCAAGCCGCGGTCACGACGATTACGGCAGCCGTCGACAAGAAGCTCGCCGCCCCGGCACCCTCTGCACAAACCAAGGCGCTCTCACATGCACTCGCCACAACGAACCAAGCCGCAAGCGCGGTCGCTGAAGTCCAAAGCCTCACTGTTGGCGATCAGCCTATGCCTTTCGATCTCGACACTGTGCGGCTGCTCAACGCCGCCCGTAAAGGCATCGCTATTGATGCCGCCGGCAGCGGCGCTGCAGAAGTCCAAAGCGCTGCCCCTGCTGCCGGAGGATCACGTGCCGACGGTCAAGGAGTTCGTCGATAACGACCTCGAAATCGTCGGCGACTACCACGAGCTGGCGACGTATCACGATGCGTTGGTCGATTGGGTGCTCCAGATCCTCGACCAACAGGCCAAAGCCCAATAACCCAACCACTGCCCGAGAGACCGAATGACGCAAGATCAATTCGTGATGGTGTTTAACAACACCCGAGAGTTCCCCACCATGCAGGACGTCGCGCGGGAGCTTGGTCTCTCGGTGCAGACGGTGAAGAACAAAGCCGTTTCCCTGCGCCGCACCAAGGACTACGCGGGCAAGATCATCAACCGCAACGGCGTGGAGCTCCCCATGTCGGAGAACGTCGAGCGGATTCGCGAGGCGACCGCCGAGCAGTGCATCGACGCGCTGCGCTCGTTTGCGCTGCTGAACCCCGAAAAGCCCGTTACGCGCGACACCTTCCGCAAATACGGGCCGCTCGCCGAGTCGGCCTGGAATTGTCACTTCGGCTCCTTTCTCGAATTCAAGCGCCAGGCGGCACTGCAGCTTTCCCGCCAGCAGCACACGCTGGAGCGCCAGATCGCCAAGCACGTCTCGGTCGACCACTACCGGCGCGCTAACGATGACCGCCGCGATTGGGCCGAGCGCTATGTGCGCACCAACCCAAACCGCTTCAAGACGATCCTCGTGTGCTCGGACCTGCACGACAAGGAAATCGACCTCTTTTACCTGCGCGTGCTGGTAGACACGGCCAAGCGCGTGCAGCCGGACGTGATCGTCTTGAACGGCGATATCTTCGATCTGCCAGAGTTCGGCAAATACGGCGTCGATCCGCGCGAGTGGGACGTCACCGGCCGCATCAAGTTCACGCACGACCAGATCCTCGGACCATTGCGCCGCGCCTGTCCGAACGCGCAGATCGACTTCATCGAAGGCAACCACGAAGCGCGTCTGTTGCGTCACCTGAGCGACGCCACGCCGGCGCTGCGCTCGGTGCTCTCGGACCTGCACGGCATGACGGTTTCTAAGCTCCTGGGGCTGGAGCAGTTCGAAATCAACTACATCGCCAAGGCGGACCTCGCAGCTTTCACCAAGCGCGACTTCGAGAAGGAGCTCGGCAACAACTACAAGGTCTACTTCGATACGGTCCTCTGCCACCACTTCCCGCACGCGCGCAACATGGGCCTGCCGGGCGTGAACGGTCATCACCACCGGCATCAGGTCTGGAGCCACTTTAGCCCCATCTACGGCGCCTACGAATGGCATCAGCTCGGCAGCGGCCACAAGCGCTCCGCCTCCTACTGCGAGGGCGAGCGCTGGCACAACGGCTTTGTGCTGGTGAATGTCGACACGGCCACGCGCTCAACCAACTTCGACTACGTGGCGGTGACGGACTTCGCCGTCTCGGGCGGCAAGTGGTATCACCGAGAGGGCCACGAGATCGATCACTCGGTGGTCAAGCCCCTCATCCACTGAAACGGGAGCCGCAGCCGACACAAATAGCAGTTTTGACTTTGCCTCTGCTTATAGAGGCACAGTCAGAACTGACTATATAATGGCCTTTCCTAGAACTCCCCAAGGACGCCCTCATGCCCCGCAAGCAGCCTCACCAGACCCGCCAGAAAGCCCGCGCCGATCGTCGGCAACATGAGGACCATGCCAAGCTCCACGACGCCGCCGCTCAATCCGAGCAGCGCAAGGTGGTGCGTGCGTGCTTCGAGCCGATTGAAGCCCGCACAAGCGCTCAGAAGCGCTATATCGCGTCCATCAAGGGCAAGACACTGACGTTTGCGACTGGGCCCGCTGGCACCGGCAAAACGTGGGTTGTGACCGCGCTTGCAGCAGATGCCCTGCGCGACAAGCGCGTCGAAAAGATCATCATCACGCGCCCCGCGGTGGAAGCGGGTGAGGAGATGGGCTTCCTGCCGGGCGACCTGAGCGAGAAGTTCGACCCGTATCTCGTGCCGTTCAAGGAAGTGCTGATCGAGCGCCTCGGCACCGGAGCGTTCGAATACCACATGCGCATGGGCAACATCGAGGCCGTGCCGCTTGCTTTCATGCGCGGCCGCACGTTCCGCGACGCGTTCGTCATCCTCGACGAAGCCCAGAACACCACGCCGGTCGGCATGAAGATGTTCCTCACGCGCATCGGCGAGGACTGCAAGGTCGTGGTCAACGGTGACATTCGCCAGAAGGACATTCACGGACCCTCCGGTCTGGAAGACGCCCTGAAGCGCGTGACCTGGATTCCGGCAGTTGGGCACGTCGAGTTCTCGAAAGCGGACGTGGTGCGCTCGGGGCTGGTTCAGGAGATCGTCGAGAGCTACGAGCGGGAGGCGGCATGAGCGACCTCTGGCCGATCCGATAAGAAAGGTCAAGGGCGGGTCCGGTTCTCGGGTCCGCCCATATTCGTCTCTGATGGGACACGGGTAACGCGGGGCCGCCACTTGGGCTCCCAATGCGCTCCCGTAAGTATTAATAGTTATTCAATCTACATTCTAAGTATTAAGTTTTATATACGAGAGGCGAAGGATGACCCAAGTTACCCAAGTCGACGAACCCAAGCTCGCGGAATGGTTCGGGGACTTCTACGGCCACGATCTGTCATTCCTGCACTGCGAGGTCAAGGCGATTGCGAACATCGAAGGGCGGCTCCTGAAACGGGAACCCGAACTGCTCACGACTAAGTGGTTCGACTACCGGCGCATGCACCCGACAAAGGCGACTTACCTGTTCGCCCAGTGCTACCAGAAGGCGTATCAGAACTTCATGATCGTCACGCTCGATCACGAGCGCGGCCGCTTCATGAAGCCGTTCAAGGGCGGCCCCGACGTGCTGGAAGCCCGCGAGAAGAAATCGCTCTGGCAGCTCCGGCAGACGGCCGACCAGCTCGGCGTGCGCTACGACTTCTTTCTGCGCTTTGCCATGAACTGGAAGATCGCCCACAACTGGCACCACGCGCCGCGCCCCTCGCACATGAACACCAACGAGGAGATGCTCGCGGACCTCGTGCTCGCCTGGGAGGAGGAGTGCCGCAATAGCCTGCAGATTTGCCACGACGAGCGGTATCGGGCCGAAAACTGGTTCGGTCACGCCGACCAGATCGCCTATGAAGCGTTTCTCGTTGCGCAGATCAAGCAGCGCCGGCACCACCACTACGCACTTGCGGCCGCGCTCTACACGCACGGGGTGCTGCGCATCGAAGCCGCGCTGCGCGAGTTTCCTCCGGGAGTCGTCGAGCAGGCCATCACATACGCGAGCATTGAGCAATAGTCATTACTGACTATAATGTGAGTGTCAGTTTCGACGTTCGATTTCACCCCATACCCGTTGTTGGAGAGTTTCATGAGCTACCTCACCCCCGAACAAGCACGTGCCGAGCAACTGCGCGAAGGCCGCAACATGGCCCGTTGCGATGACGATTCCATCCCGTCGAGCCGCCCGCGCCTGACCGCTCGCCCGGATTACGTCGGCACCCGCGCGCAACGTCCCGCCCGGCCGAAGGTCAAGGGCGCCCCGACCGGTCACGAAGCGTTCTTGAAGGCGCTGCACGAGTCGGGCGCACAGATCGTCGTCTACATGCGCGACGAGGAAGAAATTCTGACCGGCAAGATTCGGGCGCACGACAAATACACGATCTCGCTGGAAGTCTCGGGCGACACGCACGTGATTTTCAAACACGCGATCCAGCGCTTCAAGCCCCTGCCGCGCCCGCGTGTGCAGCTGGCTCCCGTCGCTGAAGTCGCCGAGCGCGCAGAAGAAGGCCACTACCAATGAGCGACGCCACCATTCCGAGCGTCGAGGAGTCGGTCGCGGAAATGGTCGGCAAGGCCTTCAGCGGTGCAGCCGTTGAGGTCGCACCTGAGTCGGAGGAAGTCGCCAAGTTCGAGTTCGACGAGGAATTCCAGTCGAAGATCGCCACGCTCGTGCTGCGCGATACGGAATTCATGCGCCGCACCTCGCACCTGCTCAAGCCCGACTACTTCGAGAATGCCGGTGAAGCGGGGCTCGTGGATCTGATCAAGCGCTATTTCGATCGGTTCAAGCGCGTGCCCGAGTTCCCGGTTATCTCGACACTGCTGCGAGACGAAATCACCAGCGGCCGGATGAAGAAAGACTTCGCCGGCGAAGTGGTGCGCGTGCTCAAGGTGCTCAAGGACGGCGACGTGGGCGATCGTGACTACGTGGCTGAGAAGGTTGCGGAGTTCGCCCGGCACCAGGCGGTGAGCAACGCAATCCTGTCCTCGGTGAGCCTTCTGGAGAAGAAGAAGTTCGATCCGATCCTGAAGGC